TAAAAAGATTTACAGAAAGAGGTGTTAAATCACTTGAAATTATTACCAACACACAAAATTTAGAAATTGAAAAACAAAAACAATTCAATACTGAATTAGTAAATGCAGAAATACAATTACAAGATGCAAAATTTGCTGCTGCAAGTGCTGGTCTAAATGCTTTATCTTCATTAGTTGGTCAAAATGAAAAACTTGCAAATGCTTTATTTATTCTGGATAAGGCATTAGCTATTGGAAAAATTATTGTAGATACACAAAGAGAGATTGCTGGATATGCTGCATCTAATTCAGTTTTTGGTCCTGCAGGTATAGCATTAACTGCAAAAATGGCTTTAGCTGCAAAAATAAGAGCAGCAACAAGTATAGCAACCATAGCTGCAACATCTATATCTAAATTTAAAGGAGGTGGAGGTGGAACTAATTTAGAAGGAGGTACTGCAGCACCATCTATATCTGCATCTGCACCAATTACACCACAAGCACCACAGGCACAATTAACACAATTAAATGCAGCATCAATTAATGCACTTGGTAACCAAGCAATAAAAGCCTATGTTGTAGAAACAGATGTTACAACTAACCAACAGAGAATCAAAGCCATACAACAAAGGGCAAGATTCGATTGATAATAAATAAAAAAGTAAACATTTATAGTTATGGAATTACCTATTTACGAATTAATGATAAATGAAGATTTGCAAGATGATGCAGAAGTATCATTCATTGCATTGGTAGATAAACCTGCTATTCAAAAAAATTGGAATGCATTTAAAGAAAATGTTAAGTTTCAAATCGTTTCTGAAGACAAGCGAATTATTTCTGGTCCTGTTATGTTGGCTGATGTGCCTATCTATCGCAATGATAGTATTAATGGTGAGTATTATGTTGTGTTCACTAAAGACACTATTTTTAAAATTGCACAAAAGTTTTTCAAGAAAGGATATCAAGCGAATGTAAACTTAATGCACGATTCTAACCAACAGGTTGAAGGTGTAACAATGTTTGAATCTTTTATTTCAGATGTCGACAGGGGAATACTACCGATGAGAGGTTTTGAAGATGCACCAGATGGAAGTTGGTTTGGTAGCTTTAAAGTAGAAGATGATAAGGTTTGGGAAATGATTAAGGAAGGTAAATTTAAAGGCTTTTCTGTTGAAGGAGTTTTTGAATATCAGAAAGCCAAAACAAAGGAAGCACAATTATTGGATAGCATTAAAGATATATTGCAATCCGTTAAGTGATAAACAATAAATAAATTAAACATTTACAATTATGAACGCAAAAGACGCAATTCTTAAAATTAGGGCATTGTTTGAAGATATGCCTGTTGAAGAGCCAAAGGCAGAGCCAATCGAAGAGCCAAAAGCCAAAGTTGAAATGGCTGAATATGTTTTGGAAGATGGCACAAAAGTAATGATTTCTGAACTCGCAGTAGGCGGTCAAGTAACACTGGAAGATGGTAGCAAAGCACCAGATGCAGAACATAAACTTGCTGATGGTTCAAGCATTGTAACTGTTGATGGAGTTATCACAGAAATCAAACAAGAAGAGCCTGAAATTGAGGTTGAGATTGAGAACAAAGATTATGAAAAGAAGATTGAGGAAATGGCTTCTGCTTATGATGCTAAAATCAACGAAATGATTGAGGCTAACCAAAAGCTACAAGATAAAGTGAATGAATTAGAAGCTAAAAATAAAGAAGGATTTAGGTTGGTTGTTGAAATGATGGAAGCTATAAGCAAAGTTCCTTCAGCTGATCCAATTGAAGCACCTAAATCTTTTAAGTTTGAAAATACAAAAGACATTAAGTTTGAAAGACTTAATAAATATAGACAAGCAATTTTAAACAAATAAAAATTAAATAAAATGGCATTTAGCGTATCATCTCTCGCAGATTACACAAAGGAGAACGAAGCATTGCTCGTTACTAACTCCGTACTTGGTGCAAAAACTGCACAATTGATTAAGTCTCAAGGTAATGTTATGGTAGGAGTTAAATCTTCTGAAACTATCAACATTATGGACACAGATGCATTTTTCCAAGCAGGTGGTACTTGCGGATTCAATGCTAGTGGTACAACTTCTTTCACACAAAGACCAGTTGTAGTAGGTAAGATTAAAGTTAACGAAGCACTTTGTCCAAAGGCTTTGGAAGCTAAATATCTTCAAAAAGCATTGCCAACAGGAAGTATGTATGATTCAATTCCTTTTGAGCAAGAATACACAGATAAAAAAGCTAAAGTAATTGCTGCTCAACTTGAGAAAGCTATTTGGCAAGGTTCATTGACAAGTGCAGATGGAAACTTGAATAAATTTAAAGGATTTATTCAACATTCTCTTGAGGCTTCTGCTTCAATCATTGCTGCTAACTCTTCAACTTACATCTCTGGTGGTCCAGTTGCTTCAATCACTTCTGCAAACGTTATCGCAGTATTTGATGCAGTTTACTTGGCTATTCCTGCTAAAGTTGTAGCTGCTGATGATATGACTATCTTCTGCGGTCAAGACCTTTTCAGAACATACACAGTTGCTCTTAAGAATGCAAATTCTTTGAACTACTCTTTGGATGTTAAAGCTGATAGCGAGTTCATTCTTCCTGGTACTACAATCAAAGTTGTAGCTGTTTCAGGTTTGAATGGTACAAACAAAATCTATGCTTCTCGTTTGAGCAATATGTTCATCGGAACAGATTTGTTAAACGAAGAAGAGCGTTTTGAGGTGTTTTTTGCAAAAGAAGCAGATGAAATTCGTTTTGTAGCTGAATTTAAAATGGGCGTCAACCTGGCATTTCCAGATGAGTGGGTTGAATTTAAACTCTAATTAATAGGGGAGGTAAAACTCCCCTTTTTATAACTTTATAAATTTAAAAATATGTCTTGTGCTTTAACACAAAATTATACACTTGATTGTAAGGATAGTTTGGGTGGCTTAACAGAAGTTTACTTCATTGAAGCTGCTAACATTACATCCTATACAGAAGCAAGTGGTGTAGTTACCGCCTTGACAAAGGCAGCAGGAAAAAAGTTCTATAAATATGAACTTGTAAAAGGCACATCATCCTTTGTAGAGAACGTTAATGCATCTGTTGAAAATGGAACTATTTTCTATCAGCAAGAATTGACACTTGTTCTCAATAAACTTCAAGTTAATACCAGAAATGAAATATTGCTTCTTGCAAAGAATGTTTTGGATGTTGTTGTAAAAGACAATAACGCAAACTATTGGTATCTTGGTTTGACAAGGGGTATGGATGTAACCGCAGGTTCTGGTCAGTCAGGTACTGCCGAAGGCGATAGGAGTGGTTATACTTTGACCTTTACAGGTAAAGAACCTGCAATGGCTCATGGTGTAGCTTCAAACGTAGCTTCAGCTTTGACTACCGCAGGTTAATTTTGAATATATATAAAATGAAAGTGCCTTACCTTAATTGGTAGGGCATTTTTTTTGTTAAATACCTACGAAGATGACATTTATAGGTGTATGATACAATTAACAAAGGGTACTACCCAATTTATGTATTTGACACTTACAGAGAAGGAATTGCTTACAAATCCTAACTATCTTTTTGTTTTTACAAGCAGAAGCACAAATACACAAGTAAAGTTTGTGTTACTAAATGGTGCAGATGTTAGTCTATTTAAAGATAGATACAATAAGTTTAGTTTAACAACTAACACTTATTTTAATACATCATTGATTGGTCAATATACCTATGAGGTTTATGAACAAGCAAGTACAAGCAATCTAAATCCTGCAGGGTTAAATATGCTTGAAAGTGGAATTATGATGCTAAATGAAGCAGCGACAATTTACACTACATATACAACAACAGACACATTTAAAATTAGACAATGAGTTTTCAGATAATACAATTTGCTGAAGCGAAGCAGCCAGAATATAAGGAGAAGAAAGGAGAAGGCTATATCCAATATGGCGAGAAGAATGACTATCCTAACTATTTAATTGACCTATTTAATAAGTCAGCTAAACATAATGCTATTGTCAAAAGCAAAGTGCATTATATTACAGGTAACGGATGGTCAGGTAGTGAGCAGTTTATTCAGCATATAAATAGAACAGAAACTTTAAACGATGTAACACGCAAGGTATCACTTGACATTGAACTTTTTGGAGGTGCTTATCTTGAGGTTATATGGGGAATGACAGGTAAGATTGCTGAAATATGGCATTGTGATTATTCAAAATTCAGAACTAACAAAGACAATACACAGTTCTGGTATAAAGAAGATTGGAAGGATAGAAATGAGCAATATAAAGTTTATCCTGCTTTTAATCCTAAAAATCCTGTAGGCAAACAGATATACTATATTAAGGAATATAGAGCCAATTCTGGTGCTTATGCTTTGCCAGGTTACTTTGGTGCGTTAAACTACATTGAATCTGATATTGAGGTATCTAAGCACGTTTTAGGCAATGCTAAGACAGGGTTTTCTGCAAGTAAGTTAATTACTTTACCAAATGGTGAGCCAAGTCCAGAAGAGCAAAGAATTGTACATAATAAATTTAAGAACACATATACAGGTGCAGATGGCATAAAGTATATGTTAGCTTTTGTAAATGATTCATCACGCAAACCAATCGTTGATGATTTAGGTCAATCAGATTTGACTAAAGAAGATTTTGGAAGGGTTGACACACTTATTCAAGTAAACATATTTAGTGGTCATCAAATTACAACACCATCTATTTTTGGTATTGCTGAAGCAGGTAAATTAGGAAGCAGAACAGAGATGAGAGATGGATATGAAATTTTTAAGAACACCTATGTAAACGCAAAACAAATAGAATTAGAATCTGTCTTTAATATGATGGCAGGTTTTGCAGGATATCCAGAGGACTTAAAAATAATTCCATGTGAACCTGTAGGATTGGAGTTGTCAGAGCAGACATTGCTACAGATAGCACCAAAAGAATGGCTACTTGAAAAGGCAGGTATCGATATTACAAAATATCAACAACCACAAGTTCCTGTTCAACAAAATTTTGCAGAAGATTTTAGCTGCCTTTATGAGTTTGGAGAAGATAAAGATAATTATACTATCTGGAGACAAAGGTCAGTATTTGAGGAAGCAAACTTTGCAGATGTAACACAATTACAGGCTAATGTTTTGGATTTGATTAGCAAGGATAAAAGAATCACACCAGAAGTAATTGCAGACACATTAGGAGAGGAAGTTGGTACAATCAAAAGGGTAATAACCAATTTGACAGATAAAGGATTTCTGGACATAAAAGAGGTAACTATTGGAGAAGGCATTGATTCCAATATTGAGATACAGAGAATATTGACTGCACCACTACCAGAAATAATCGAAAAGATAAAGCCAATAACAAGGCAATTTCTTATAAGATATTCTTATGAGTGGAAGCCACAATTTGCAGTTAGTCCAGAAAATAAAAGTAAGACACCGCTAATGGATAATTCAAGACCATTTTGTGTTGAGATGCTAAAGGCAAATAAACTTTATTCAAGGGCAGAGATTGAGCAATTAAGTGCAAGGCTTGGTTATTCAGTATGGGATAGAGCAGGTGGATGGTGGACAAAGAAAGGAACAAATATACATAGCGAATCTTGCAGACATCGTTGGGTTTCAAACATAGTAACACGCAAATAAAATGAGTTTAAACGTACTATTCATATCAGTTGATACTATCAAGGACAGGAGTGGACTTCACAACAACCTTGATGAAAAATTAGTATTTCCAGAAATAAAAGCAGCACAGGATATTTACATCCTACCTGCTTTAGGCTCTGCACAATATAACAGATTGCAAGAAGGTATCACAAATAATAATTTGACACAATTAGAAACAACTTTATTGAATGACTATATTGTTGACACATTAATAAATTTTGTTTTATCTGAATTGCCACAGGGAATCAGCTATCAATTTTATAATAAAGGATTGCTTAGAAAGACAGGAGATAATAGCGAATTTCCATCAATGCAAGATATGATTGATGTGGCTAATCGTTACAAGGCAAGAGCAGAATTTTACAAACAAAGATTGATAAAATATTTAAGAGAAAACATTGCATTATTTCCTTTGTATTCTAACTATGGAAATGGAATAGATGCTATAAAGCCAGAGAGAGATGCATACAATGCTTCAATTTGGCTTGGTGATGATGGATGTTGTGGAGATTTTAAAACATTTGAAGAAAAATATCAAGGCAATAACCCATCCTGTTGTTAATGAGTAAAGAAGCAAACATTAAAAACCAACAAAAGTTAAAGGTTTATTTAAGCAAAAAAAATGACACTAAACCAAATAGTAAAAAAAATAACGGATTACGGAAGCCAACATCCACAAATTAAGTTTGTGTTATATGGCGATGTATATGACCATCTTTCACAAGGAGAGGTTACTTATCCTGCTATGTTTTTTAATATAGAAGATTTGAGCATATCTGCAAAACAGATACAATATACTTTTGGTATTTATTTTATGGATAGGCAGATTGAGAATACAGAGGAACTCGAAGTGATGTCTGACCAGATACTTGTCGCACAGGATATTATTGCACAAATAAGAAACAATGCAAACGAATGGATTGTTGGAGATAATATACCAATGATTTTATTTGTTGAAAGTGAGCCAGATGTTTTAGCAGGAGTTAAAGCATCTGTTAGTTTAGTGTTACCATCTATTAATAATCGTTGTCAAATACCTACATAATGTATAGTAAAAAGATAAATCAATTAGCGACTAATCTAAATCCACAAAATTCAGACTTAATTCCTATTGGAGACCCGACAACAGGTCAATTAAAAACTATTACATATAGTCAATTAATTGCTACTTCAGGAATTACAAGTTTGAATGGACTAACTACAACTGTACAAACTTTTGCAACAGGGACAAGTGGTACAAATTTTAATATATCTTCAGTAGGTTCAACACATACTTTTAATTTTCCAAATGCAAGTGCTACCAATAGAGGATTATTGACTTCAGCGGATTGGACAACATTTAATTCAAAACAAGATGGTATCACTTTAACAACAACAGGTTCTAGTGGTGCAGCTACTTTTATTAGCAATACTCTAAATATTCCAACATATACAATATCTGGTTTGGGTGGAGTTCCAACAACAACAACATTAACAATTAATGGTACTACACAAGATTTAAGTGCAAATAGAACTTTTAGTGTAGGTACTGTTACATCCGTTGGTCTTTCAATGCCATCGGCATTTACTGTTACAAATAGTCCTGTTACAAGTAGCGGAACTTTAACTGTTACAGGTGCAGGTACTGCTTCTCAATATATAAGAGGAGATGGTCAATTAGGAGATTTCCCAGAAGGTGGTACAGGTGGTGGTGCATCAGTATCTTATTATTTAAATGGTTCTGTAAATCAAGGAACATTTGGTGGGAATACTTATTATGAAGTAAATAAAAGTGCTATCATTGGTATTGGAACAGATTTCTCAAGAGGTACAGATGGATATATTGCACAATTTATTACAGATGCAAATGACCCTAATGTTCTTTTAATACCAAGTGGTAATTGGAATTTAGAGTTTTATTTTTCAGCATCTTCTGGTGGGGGCAATCCAAATTTTTATGTTGAGTTATATAAATATGATGGAACTAATTTTACATTAATAGCTTCAAATAGTACAAGTCCAGAATTGATTGCATTTGGTACAACAATCAATCCATACTTTAGTAGTTTGGCAGTTCCAGAAACTGCACTTGCGGTAACTGATAGACTTGCAATAAGAATTTATGTAACAACATCTGGAAGGACAATTACCCTTCATACAGAAAATAGCCATCTTTGTCAAATCATCACAACATTTACAACAGGTCTTACTGCAATAAATGGATTAACAAAACAGGTTCAATATTTTGCAACAGGAAGTACAGGAACAGATTTTAATATCAGTTCTTCAGTTGATACACATACATTCAATTTGCCTACTGCATCGGCTACCAACAGAGGTGCTTTGAGCAGTTCAGATTGGAGTACATTTAATTCTAAAGAATCAGCTTTAACATTTAATTCTCCATTATCAAGAAGTACAAATACAATATCTATTCCTGCTGCAACAAGCTCTGTTAATGGATATTTGACAAGCACAGATTGGAGTACATTTAATTCAAAACAGGATGCTTTAACATTAACAACAACAGGAACATCTGGTGCTGCAACACTCATAGGTAATACATTAAACATACCAAACTATTCATCTTCATTAACAGGATATGTTCCATATATAGGTGCTACAACTGTTTTAAATTTAGGTACAAATAATATTATATTTAATAGAGCACAAGTTGATGGTAATGGTAGTGAAAATGGATATATATCATTTTTACAAACAAGTACTAACAGTAATCTTTGGGAAGGAACTTTAAAAAGAACAAGTGTAGGACCAATGTATGATTATGGAATAGCAATAATTGTAAATACATTAGGCGGTGGTAATTATAAAGGAATTATTTTAGATGCATCTTTAATTACTGCATCCAATACTCGGAATTTTAAATTCCCAGACCAAGATGGAACTTTAGCTTTAACAAGCAATGTACAAACACCAATAACATTAACTACAACGGGAACAAGTGGTGCTGCTACATTTACAAGTGGAACACTAAATATTCCTCAATATCAAGCAGCATTAACTAATCCTGTAACAGGAACAGGTACAACAAACGAATTAACATATTGGACATCTTCAAGTGCGGTAGGTAGTCTATCAACTGCAACTTATCCATCTCTTACAGAATTAAGTT